TGACGAAACTACACAACAAAGCGGAATCGCGAGTCCGCTGCATCCGTTGGTTCTCACATGATCGACCCGAACAAAGTCATACTGGATGGCGAGCAGTCAGACGCAATCATTGGCGCTCAAGCGGCCGAGATCGCACGCCTCAAGGAAGCCATCCGACGCCTCGCGGATCAGGACGGCACGCTGTCGGTGTGCGGCGGTGCGGTGACGGTGACTATGGACGGGGCGCCGACTGACGCGGAGCGGGAGGCGATTAGTGAAGCGGCAGAAGGCTACGAGTCGAACAACGACGACGCCGACTGCGAGCGAATTGCGGCGACGTTGCGGGGATTGCTAGAGCGAACGAAGTGACGCTAGTGAGCGAAGGGACGGTCGTGGCAAAGTTCACGCACGAAACACCGGAAGGCTTCTTGCCGCTGGCTAGGCGGCGGGCCATACGCGGCGGCCTATACGAATCGTGGTGCAAGGGCTGCCGCTGCAAGATGAAGGTGGATTCGCTGCATCTCTTGGAGGAGTTCCAAGGTGCTGGCCCTTGGTGTCTTGATTGCTCCGGCGGCCTGCACGGATCGTATGGCGGATCGCCGCAAAGCAGGGCCGACAACGCCTACCACGGCGGCCGATACCATTCGGCTGAGTGGGAAGGCTAAGTGCGCTATCGCGGCGAGAGACGGCTGCGCCGCCATGTGCCAATAGATGCCATGCGTTACCACGGCTAGACGGCTTGGTTTTCGTCCGTATGATCCCGCCATCCAACAAGGAGGCGAGGATGCAAGAAGACGAAGACGACGGCCTGGACGGCGACGATTCCAAGAACTGCGGTCGGTGCCGGTTCTTTCGCGAAACGATCATCGGCGAGAGTGGCGAATGCAGGAAGTTCGCTCCGCAGCCGATGCGAATGAGGTTCGGCCCGCGACACAACCCAAACGACGATTACGCGGCAGAGTGGCCGACTGTCGGGTCTTCGGATTGGTGCGGTGAGTTTGAGGAGCACCCGCACAAGGCTGGCAACTCTTGGGATTAGAGACGGCCGCCACCCCCTCACTCGCGACCGCCGGTCGTGCCATTCTGCTAGGGAATCCACCAACGGCTCCCGAGCAGGCCAATGTCGTCCTACCTTCGCGAAATTGCCGACGCTCTTGCGGCCAGCCTCAATACCGTGTCGTGGGAACTTTCGCCGATCACGATCGAGCGAAAGAACTGGGTCACGGTCGACATTGAGGGCATGGCGAACCCGGTGATTTACGTCACGCCTGGCAACGCAGACGTGCAGCGGATCGGCCGTAAACAGAGCCAGATCGACTACACGGCCCACGTCTTCATCGGTCGCCATGTCTCGACCGACCAAGAGGTTGACCACATGATCGACCTGGCTGGCGAGGTGCTGCTCCAGATCAGGGCGCACAACTTCGTCAACATTGGCAATTGGCCCGCTGGCGTCACGAGCCCCGAGAGCTCGAATATCGAGATCAACCCAGACGACGCTCTCAACGACCGCAACGTCTGGCGGGCCGTCATCACGGCCACCTACCGGGTGCTTGAAAGCGACAATCTCCCGGTGGGGTGACGCATGGCTGGACTCTCTGGAGTCGGGCAAGCACTCAGCGGCAGGGGCAACCTGGTCCCGCCCGCCTTTCGCTTTAAGGCGAAAATGAATTTCGCCCACGTCAAAAAGAAGGTGAAGAGCGGCAACCTCAAAGCTCTCGACCGGGCTGGCACCATCGTCCGCCAATCGTCGAAGAAGCAGTTTTCGCACCGCAATGTGAAGACCAAGCCGAAGTGGTCGCTTGTCGGCAAGAAGTACGGCGACAACGTGCTGGCGATGGACTTCCGCCCGCCGATCGCAGGCAAGATCACAAGCTGGAAGAATCCTCGCGGGCGAGGCGCGACGCGAACGGGCTTCCTGCGGACGCTCATTCGCTACGCCGTGGACAACCGCCGCGAGTCAGTGGTGATCGGGCCGACCGACTCCGCAACGTGGCTGAATAAATTGCAGGAGTTTGGCGGGTCCGCTAGGCGAGTGCTCCGGCTTGTCGGTCGCTATCCAACGAACCCAAAGCGGCCGAATCGGATTCTCGAACAAAACCCACCACCGGCCAGCCTGTTGGGCGCGTCAGGTCGCCGCCGGAAAAGCCGTGGGTGGTACACAGGGCAGGGCGCATACGTCGGCGTCTGGATCGACCCCGCCCACACGCGGCGTCGAAAGACGATGGACCTGTCTTCCGTTGACGGCAAGGTGCCTCCTGGCAGGTTCATGAAAAAGGGTTTGGCAGCCAAGTTGCCGAAGCTCGCCCAGCAGTGGCGGGGCCAGATCTCAGGACCGTGACCTAGTGCCACACCCCCTACGGTCGCCGCCCTGCCGCTCCTAGTGTGAGCGTATCGCCACACGCAGGCGACTACGCACACACAGGGAGGCAGAAATGCCAGAGTCGTACACCATTGTCCTCGGCAAAGACGTGACGCTCACCGGCATCACCGGGGCTCGCAGTTGCACCGTCTCGTCGTCCGCCAGCGAGATCGACACGACCACGCTCGGCGGGCTGACGCACCGTCGATTCAGCAAGGGTCTGGCCGAGCAGACCATCGAGATTGAGTGTATCGACGCGCCCGGCTGTTCTGCCGGTGGCACGATCGCCATCGGCGGCACCAAGACAGGCAACGCCTCGTACATCGTGACGAGCGTCGCTCAAGCCGAGCCGATCGACGGCATCATCACCTACACCGTTTCCGGCACCCGCGCCCCAGCCTAATCAGAGGAGCACACACACATGGCAGTTACTCTCGGCCGCAGCGGCTCGCTTTCCGCGCCTTACGGCGGCAACATCATCAGCGTCACCAAGACCGTCGAGGCGGAGGCGGTCGATGTCTCCAACCGCGCAAACACTTCGGGCGGCTACAAAGTCTCTCAGGCTGGATTCAAATCCGTCACTTGGGAGATCGAGTGCCACGACCCCGGCACTGCGATGACCGACTTGCTGGACGCCAACGCCGACAACGGGGCGACAGTGACCAGCGTGACCGAAAACATCGGCGTCGATGGTGCCGTGACCTTTACGATCACGGTCAGGGGCGGAACCTGACCCGTGGCGATCACGCTGGGGAAGGACTGCTCGATCTCGTTGGGCGGCAACATCGCCAGCGCGCGGAGCGTCACGATTAGCGAGACGGCCCGCACGATCGACATTGAGGCGTTCGGGTCGCGTCTGGTCGAGGTTTACAACACCGGCTATGACGCAAGCGTTTCGGTCGAACTGAACGACGCCAGCGACATCAGCTTCAGCCAGATTCAAAACGGCACGTCGATAACCGTGTCTGGCGGTTCGGGCGGTTGGTCGTTCCCGGCGGTCGTGACCGGCATCTCGGAGACCTTTTCCGTTGACGGGGTCGCTACGTTTTCGGTGGAGTGCAAGATGACCCGCCAAGGATTGAGGTAGCCAATGCGTGAGTTCAAGGATGACGAAGGCAGACCGTGGCGTCTGGCGTTGACCGTGGCGTCGGCGCTCCGCGTCAAAGACATGGTGTCGGTCGACGTGACCGACGAGGACGGCACCAGGCGGACGGTGCCGTTTGACTTGGTCGACGCCGCATCGATCTCGCAGACGTTCCAAGTGCTCCGCACCCAGTACGCCAAGATCGGCGAGACGCTCTACGCAATCCTTGTGAAGCAGGTCGCGGAGAAGGGGCTCGACAGGGAAGCATTCCTCGAAGGTCTGCGAGGCGATGCTCTCGACGCGGGCGTCAAAGCGTTGGAGGCCGAGCTTGTCGATTTTTTCCCGCCGCGCCTCCGCAAGATGATCGGGCTTCTCGCCGCCAAGATGGACGAGGTGGCGAACGAGATGCTCGGCAAAGCGGAGGCGGGTCTGGAAGCCGCGAGCGCGGAGACGCTGATCGCACAGTCTGGGACACCGTCTGGGAAGCCGCCGGAATCATCGGCGTCCACCCCGGCAAGTGGACTTTGCGACAACTCATCGCCGCTCGTGACAGCCGCCTAGAGCATCAGTGGTGGCACACCGCCAACCTCATCGCCCAACAAGCCAACATTCACAGAGACAAGCACAGCCCGAAGGCAGACCCCCGAAAGTTCAACCCGTTCGCTAAGAAGACGAAGCCCAAGGCACGAGAGGCAACTCCCGAGGATCTTGAGCGGCTCTTCGGCAAAGACTGGGCCAAATACGCATGAGCGCAGGATCAGTCAGAGCGGGCAGTGCGTTCGTCGAGATCGGCGCTGACCCGCGCAAGTTCTTTGCTGCCCTGAATCGCATTAACAAAGCGATGGCCAACATGGGCCGCTCCATGGCCGGGGCTGGGGCGAAGATCGGCGGCATCGGCGTGGCGACGCTCGCGCCGTTTGCTGCTGCGGTGCGGCAGGGGACGGCGTACCAGTCGACGCTGTTGAATATCCAAGCGTCAACTGGGGCGACGGCACAGGAGCTCGACCGGCTCAAGGCGGCATCCATGCAGATGTCGCAGGCGATGGGTGTCGGGCCGACGCAGATCGCTGGCTCATTTCTCGAACTGCTCAAGGCGGGCATGAGCGTTGAGCAGGTGCTTGGCGGGGCAGGGCAGGCGGCGATTGAGTTTGCGACTGTGGGCCAGATGGACGTGGCGGCAGCCGGAGTGGTGATGGCGGATGCCATGAATGTCTTTGGCGTGTCGGCGAACACGGCCGCCAATGCGATCTCCTCCGCTGCCGACGCCTCTAGCACGTCCATCGAGGGAATGTCGCAAGCGTTCTCGCAGGTGTCAGCGGTCGCCGCCCTTGCAAATCAGTCCATCGGTGATACGTCGGCCGCCCTGGCGATCCTTGCCAACGCTGGCGTGAAGGGCTCCGACGCCGGCACTTCGCTAAAGACGATGCTCCTTCGTCTCATGGCACCGGCAGACGAGGCGGTCGGCGCGCTCGCCTCTATCGGCCTTTCGGTGTCGAGCTTCCGCAATGCGGATGGCTCCATGAAACCGCTGGTCGAGATCATCCGCACGCTGAATGGCGCGATGGGGGATCTTGGCCGAGAAGCGCAAGACGACATCTTCAAAAACATCTTCGGGCAAGACGCCATTCGTGCGGCAGCGATCCTGACCGGCACCGGAGTTGATGGCTTCAACGCCATGACAGGTGCGATGGATGCTGCGATGCCTGTCGGGGAAAAGTTTAAGGTGATGATGAGCGGGCTGGCGGGAGCAGCCGGCTCAATCATGGCAGCCCTTCAGCGGTTTGCGATTGCCGTCAGCGATGCAGTGGGGCCGTCGTTGATGAGCGCGGCGAAGCCAGTGATGGGATTCATTGACGGCTTGACGGACCTCGCCTCAAAGAACAATGAGGCAGTCGCTAATATCGCCAAGTTCGGCGTGGCGGCGGTTGCCATCGGCGGCGCGCTCACGGGGCTGGGTCTGTCGCTCCAGGTGGCGAGCTTCGGATTCGGTGGAATTCTCAAGGCTGTTGGCAGCCTCGGCGCTGTCGTCGGATTGGTACTGAGTCCGATTGCTTTAATTGTTGGCGGCGTCACGGCCCTCGTCATGCTCGGGCCGCAACTTAAGGGGGCGTTCTCTGGTGCGCTTGACGGCGTTGCCGAGATGGCTGGCGCGGCAGGCGATTCGTTCCGCGCCGTTGCTGCCGATGGGATGGTTTTCTTCTCCGACTTGGCGACGACGGCGACCACGACTTTCGACGGCATCTATGCGGCGCTTTCCGCTGGCGACCTCGCTGGCGCAATGGACGTTCTCTGGGCTGGCTTAATGGCTGGCTGGCTGCGAGGCGTTGAGGGGCTGATGGGTTACGTCGACCCGTGGGTTTCGATGTTCCAAAACACATTCACAATCCTCGGAGCCGAAATCTACAAGGCGTGGGACACGACCTGGGTGACGGTGGGCAACGCCTTCCGCACGTTCGGTGCGTACCTGCAAGGCGTCTTTGACAACATCGTCAACGGCGTCCTCTCGCAGTGGGACAACCTAGAAGCGGGCATCCTCAAGTCGTGGAATTACATTCAGTCGTTTTTCAAAAAGGGCTTCAATCTCAAGAAGGAAAACGAAAAGGTCGACAGCGAGATGTCGGCTCGTCGGCGGCAACGTGAACTAGATCGGCCGGGAATTGCTGGTCGCACGGCAGAGGCAGAGCGGCAAAACGAGAAGGACAGAAAAGACCTAGCTGACCGCAAAAAGGCTGTCGACGAAAACACGCAGGCCACCGCCGATGCCCGCGATGCTGCAAATCAACAGCGTGCCGACGAGCGACGCGCCGCAACGCAGGGGGCCGAAGCAAATCTTGCCGACGCCACCAGCGGCGTGACGGAGCGGAGCCGCGACGCAGCCACCGCCGCTGAGTTGATGAAGTCGCTTGGCTCGGCTACGTCGCTTGACGAGATCACGAACATCGGCGCGAGCATCGACGCCCTTCTAGAGAGAGGCAACGTCGGATCTGAGTTGGAGGCAAAGCTGCTCGACTCCTACTACGCAGCCTTCTCGCGGATCAACGTCGCTGCCGCCTCTGCGTCTTCTGCGGACAAGGCGAAGCAAGCAGAACAGGGGGCTGGTGCTGCTGGTGTTGGCGGACCCAGCCAGGGCGAGGTCGCCGGGACGTTCTCGTCTGTCGCGCTGGGTGGCATGGGCATCGGCTCTTCGCTTGCCCAGAAGCAACTCGACACGCTCAAGCAGATTGAGCAAAACACCTCGCAGAACAACGCAGCGGAGGTCGCCGCCTAATGGCAACGTGGGTCGAAGATAACGCCAGCCGCTCCGCGACGATCTACCGTCTCGGCAAGAAGGCCACGTCCACGATGACGCGGTCGTACAAGGTCTTTGGCCACAGAGACGACGTGGCGCTGCACTCGGACTGCAACCAGCGGATCAGCGGACAGTTGATGTTCTGGCAGTACCCAGGTGCCAACGTCCAACTGCGGGCAGAGTCCTATTCAGTCGACTACCTCGGCGATGACGCCTGGCACGTCGAGATTCAGTACGAGAAGGTGGGGGCTGACGCGCAGGAGCCGGACCCGCTGCGGCGGTCTCGGTCGTTTGATACGAGCGGCGGCACATCACACATCACGCAGGCGGACGGCGGAAAGATCACGTCAAACGGAAGCGTGACCACGCGCACCGGGACGGAGCGGCGTTTTCCTTCAACCGCCCCGAGCATGGACTCCGCAATCGGCGTCGATGACAACGGCGTGCAGGGCGTCGACATCGTCGTCCCCGCCCTGACGTGGACGGAAACGTATGACGTGAAGAGCACCTATGTCACCAGCAACTACATCAAGAGCGTGGCGGCCCTGACCGGCACGACCAATGGCGCGGCATTCAGGACGTTCGAGGCTGGCGAGGTGCTCTTCTTGGGGGCGAGCGGCTCGCAGGAGTGGGACGAGCAGAAAGGCGACGGCCCCTGGACGCTGTCGTTCAAGTTCGTGGCTTCCAAGAACCTGACCGGCCAGAAGATTGGCTCAATTGAAAACATCGAAAAGAAGGGCCACGAATACCTTTGGGTCCGCTACGAAAGCTCGGTGAGCGGCAGCGACTTGGTGAAGAAGCCGAAATACGTTTACGTCAACACGGTCTACCGTGAGGGCGACTTCTCGGGCCTCGGCATCGGGACTTCCTAATGGCCCGCAACGACGGACGCATCGAGGCTGGGCAGAAGCTCGCTGGGGCGATCTCGGCGCGGGCGTGGAACCGCGCGCAGGAAGCAGCGGATCGCGTGCTCGGGGCTGGGACGGGGTTCGGTGCTGGCGCTGGTATCGCAGAGCCAGGTCGGCTAGTGGTGCCATGCCTAGTCACGTCAACTGTGTCGGGCGTGCTGGCTGGGCATGTTGTAAAAATCGACGACGCGAGCGTTTGGGTTTCGCCAGCCAGGAACGATTCAGAGGATAAGCGATCGGCAACCGTATCTTGCCTATCGGGTAGCGTTGTCGTGCCTGTTTCGCTGGCAAATTACGCCGACGCTAAAGTCGAACTGGGAGCGATTGTCAGCGGCGCAACTATGCCAAAGCCCGGCGCGCCTGCCGTAGTCAACGTGTGCATCGCCGGGATGTGCATTTGCCGAGTCAGGCCAAGGTTTGAGATGTCGGGCATTGGCTATGTCGGCAAATACAAATTTATCCAGGCTTCCGTATTGCGAGCCGGCGACTCTGCGGATCCGCTGACCGGCGCGGCAGAGGCGTCGAGCTGCGGCCACCACCGGATCATACGGTATCTAACCTCCGCAAACGGCGTGGCCTCTTATGCAGTGGTGATTCTGTGAGCGAAGAGTGCGGGTGCGATTGTGGGACCGAATCTTGGGACACCGGCTTGATTGTTGGCGGCCAGCAAGACGAAGTCAGGGGCTCTAATCAAGGCGACTTTAACGGCACCCGCCCAAACTCGTGCCTAGTTCATAACGACTGGTGCAGCCATCGCCCGACAAAGGCGTTTATTGTCACCAGCGCAAACGGCAACGCCAACGGGACGGCGAGAGTGTTCGTGGAGGCCACGGCAGACCTGTCAAAGTATGTGTTTGCCGAGATTCAGGTGCAGGCCGGAGTGCAACTGCCGACGGTTGATTTGAAGAAACACTTTTCCAACGGGTCTACGTCTGCGCTCGCGTCCTACACGCCAGTTTTCGGCACGGCTACCGGGTCGTTTGCGTTCTCCGCAAGGAACGTCTCGGACGGAGATACCTATCTCAAAAGCCTTCTTCCAACCATAGATTTTCCATCCATTTTCGTCGGTAGCACTTCTCAGGCTGTAGTCAGGGAAGCCACTCGATTGACCGTCAGGTGTGGGCATCGCCAAAACGGGGCTGATACGATCGTTGCGTCTTTTGCATCGCCTTTCTGGAGTGGCGCGCTTGATTTGCCTCCCGGCTATGGCCCAGCATTTGTGCGGTTTCACGTTGTTGGCATTGGCTGTTGCTGGGAAGACATAGAATTCCCAAACGACACGAATACCGTGCGGTGCGGATTTGAAAGGGTCGCTGGCGGCGACGGGGTCTATAACGCAGATCCAACAACAGCACAGCAACACGGCTTTTTTACGTTTCCATTTGAAGTGCCTCGCGACCTTTTTATCAGCACGACTGGGGGTGTCTCTCCTAACCCGGCGCAAAAGGAGCGTTATGTCGGCGTTTCCGCAACTGAATCAATAGTGCAAGCGATTCATCGCGTAACCGCCAACGGCCCAGGCTCCCCAGAAGACTCGCGGCGGCTAATCGTTGATAGTGTGACGACCCGCGTGGCGTGTGGTGCTAATCACGCGAACGTAATCATTGATCCCGATAAGCAAGACCTTGACGCAGTGCCGCCGGTTGCAATGCGAGGCACCGCGCAAGTTCCGACGGTTAATTCCAGTGCGCCTTTGTTCGTCCGCAGGCCAGACGTTATTGCGAAAGGCGCGCACGCCGTGGCGAACGCAGATTCTTGGCACGCAACGCATCTTGTGCATCGCGGCGCGTCGCTTGCTCAGCGCAACGCCGTGCATAACCTAGAGATTGATTTTGTTGCCGCATCGCGAGCATGGACGCCAGCCCGCAGCACGGTTATTGAGCCTCGAATGCCGCAGCAGGTTGACGAGCATGGCTGGGGTGTTTTTTGGGGCGGGGTGTCGAATGTTATGAGTCCAGGACGGATAAGACGATGGCTCTTGGAATCCGTCAGCAATGAAGAAGGCCCGCAATTCTCAATCCAACCAATTTCAGATGCGGTGATTTACGGATTTGCATACGGTCAAGATGCCGCAGCCCCGCCGTTGTGGTTTTGGTCACTCATCTCCGGCTCGCATACGCTCACGCCGTTCGTTGATGGCCGCCGACTAATGCCCAACAGTTGGCACGCATTCTCTGGGCAAGCGCATCTTTCAAGAGAAGTCTCAATAGCAACTCCAGCAATCAATAAATTGGCAGGAGATTACTCTATACGTCCAGTCCTGTCCGCCGATCAGCAAGGATTAAGTGCCGTCGTTTGGCAAAGAGAGGGATGGGCTGGACCGTTTAGCGACCAAGAATGGACTTTCCTGCAATCGGTCAACGCCCCTTTTTTTAAAGACGATTACAGAGTTGCCTACAAAATTGAGTCGTTCCCACAAATCTGGGCCACTACGACCGCCATGCACGGATCTCAAGCTGAAGCCGGCATCTCTTACAGCAATCAAATCCCGTCGCTAGCATTTGCTGACAGTGGCATGACGACGGAGGCCTACGACGCCTACGACGCCTACTCGCAACAAGGCGCAGCATGGGCGACGTTGAACTCAAAGTCTGACGCCATTCTCAACATTTACATGCGGCTTGGCGTGAAAATTACCGTGCAGAAAATCAAGGGATTCCGCGCGAAAAGGACAAAAGGCGAAGAATATTTTACTATAGGTGGTGTGGCTTACTTTAAGTACGACACAACCGGCGAAGTGGAGGAGGCCTGCACTCACAGTTCTGGGGATGTCGCTTGCACGGAGTTTTATTGGGGAGCCGGCCCATCCGCCAATAACAACCCTCTGCAATTAAACATCACCTGGCAGGATCGGCAATCGCTTGGGAGTGGCAGCCAGATTGAAAAGCAGCTTCCGGTCGGAGTTGTCCAGCAAACGGGCGAGCAGATTTCGCGGACTGTTCGGCTGCGTCTTTCTGCGGCCTGACCCCATTCGGTTAATCCGCCCCCGGCAGTAGGCTGACGGCACACCCCACGGAATGCCGCGTTGGCTACGTTTCAGCAAATTCCAGGCGATCTCAACCTCGTCATCGTGCGCGGGGACGAGGTAAATTTTTCGGCTGTCTTCGCCGCCACGAACCTCACGGGCTACACCGTCACGGCTGCCGTCTACTCTGGCTTCGGGGCGACGGCGACCGATACGCCTGTCGCAACGCCGGCCGTCACGGTCACGATGGCGACCGTGAGCAACGTCACTTCGAGCACCGTGCAAATCAGCATGACTGAGGCGCAGACGCTTGCCATCTCGCCGACCGGGTCGAGCCGCTGGTATCTCCGCTGGGTCTCGCCCGGTGGCGTGACGCGGACGGTGCTCTCTGGCAACGTCACTGCCCAGAACCCGTAGGTGAGCGATGCCAAGCGGCAATGAGGTAACGATCAGCGTTGGTGGCTCTGATCAAATAAGCGTCACCGTCCCAGGCTCAACGGCAAGCTCGCCGACAATCACGAACGGCGGTACGGCAACTGTTTCAATCACGAGCGTCGGCGACCGTGGCCCGAAAGGAGACACGGGTCCGGCGACGACGCTCTCGATCGGAACTGTAACGAGTGGCGCCACCGCCTCGGCGACCATCACTGGATCGGCCCCGAATCAGACTCTGTCGCTGGTTTTGCCGAAGGGCGATACCGGGAGCACTGGTGCCACCGGCGCGAGCGTCGAGCTTCAGACCACTGCCTCGCATGTGCAGTGGCGGCTTGTCGGCGGTTCGGCGTGGGCGAATCTGATCGCGCTGTCCGCCATCACGGGACCGCAGGGCAGCACCGGAGCGACCGGCGCGAACATCGAGCTCCAGACGACATCGACTCACGTTCAATGGCGCTTGGTTGGCGGCACGACCTGGAACAACCTTGTTGCACTGACGGCGATCACAGGACCGCAAGGCAGCACGGGCTCCACCGGAGCGACTGGCGCAGCCGGGCCTGCGAATTCGCTCTCGATCGGAACCGT